CCAGAGTCTCGCTCCGGTAACATTGACGCATCTGTGGTCACTGGTCGCGGTGTGCAAGCGCTACAGGCTGGCTTTGATACACAGATTAAAGCAGCACAAGCACAGTTTGCTAGACTATTTACAGAACTTGCATCAGTCTGCTTTGAGGCAGACGAGAAAGTATTTGGCGGTATACCTAAGACTATTAAGGGAACCGATGATGGAACACCGTATGTACTTAAATACATCCCATCACGCGATATTAAGGGCGAGTACGGCGTAGATGTCCGTTACGGCATTATGTCTGGTATGGATCCCAACCGCGCCATCATTGCTTTACTACAGATGCGTTCAGATAAGCTCGTCTCACGTGATTATGTACGTCGTGAGATTCCAATGGACCTTAACGTTACACAAGAGGAACAACGTGTTGACATTGAAGAGATGCGCGATTCTTTGCGCGTTGCTGTTGCTCAGTATGCTCAGGCGATACCGGCACTCGCGGCGCAAGGCCAAGACCCTTCCGAGATTATCAGCCGTATCGCAACTGTTATCCAAGGTCGCCAAAAGGGACAATCCCTAGAAAACATTATCGAAAAAGCATTTGCACCAGAACCAGCCCCAACCCCAGAGATGCCACCTATGGCACCAGGTATGGAGCAACAGATTCCAGCAGCAGGTGCGGCCCCCGCTCCTGCCTCGCAGCAACCTCCACAAGAACAAGCTGGTCAGGCCCCTGCTGCTGGTCAACGTCCAGATATAGCTCAACTACTAGCCGGTATTTCCGGCGCAGCTTAAGCGAGGGAGGTGTAAATATGAACAAAGGATCACGCGCAGCCGCACCAATGGCACAGCCAAAGGAAGGCAAGATGGATACCTCTAAGCCAAAAGGCGGTAAGGTGTTTTTCGGAATGATGGCTAAAGGCCGCCCTGGTAAGAAGAGCACAAAGGCATAATAAATTTAGTGGAAGGTGTATGGGACGATGGACAATAATAGAATTCGTCGTCCTATACGCTCTTCCGATTTTGTAGTAGTACTTGCAGAGACTGCCTTTAATTTTGCGCAGGCTGCAACAGGATTTTTTGAATCATTATATGAATTAAGTATTTACCACGCTAACCACAAGACTGAAACTAATCAGGCGTGGGAGCAGATGGCGCAAGACCTAGAGACTTTAGAGGAGGACCGATGACAACAGCACCAATGAATCCATTGGCAGGTCCCGCAGGTCCTGGAAAATATTCCACACGTACCGATAATTTGCAGATGGGTTCTATTGCCTATGGAGAAGGTGTAGAGACAGCCGCTATTCAATCAGGCGCTCCACTTGCTAAGACTGGCAACGTAAAAGGAACTCCAGCATCTGCTGTACGTCAAGCAGCAATTACACCGCTTTATGCTCCAACAGAGCGTCCAGATACACCTGTTACCGAAGGTATTGATATGGGGCCAGGTGCAGGTTCTGAAGCACTTGCTATGCGTAAAGAAGATGACACAAACTTTCGTACTGCTATCTCAGAGTACAGACCGGTATTAAATTTTATATCAGATCAACCAAATACATCACCTGAAACCCGCGCTGCAATTAAACAGTTATTTGATAGTCTATGAGTGTATGGAATAGAATTGGTGATATAGCCACAACGGTAGGTAAAACGGTATCAAGCCCAGTAACTAATCTTGCTAAATGGGGTGAAGAAATTGCTGGCGGCGTTGGTAGTTCAGCACGTTTTGCCTGGGATTTTGGAACTGCTCCTTGGAATGATGCCGATGAATATAATGGTTTTGTCCAGTCATTTAAGACTGCATCAGAAAAAGAAGGCAAGGATATAATTAAGCCTTTGGCTTCTGCTGGTGGTGCCATAATGAAGGTACCAGGTGTTCAACCTGCTCTTGTACGTATTAATAACATTAACCAAGAATATATTCGTGAGCCTCTTACTACATTTGCATTAGCAGCCGGTGAAATCAATAAGCGTATTGCTACTGGCGAAGGTGCTCTTATAGCTGAACTTGGTTACTTTGACCCCAACCTATGGCGTAAAGCCTACAAAGGCGCACAAGAAATTTCTTTTGGTCAAGCAGTAGTGGGAAGTCAGCGTGTATTTTATGACCCAAAGTTTAACATTTATGATCCAGCACAGCGCGACGCTGCTTTTAAGAAAAGCGCTTGGGGCAAAGGTCTATCTGGTGGCATAGACTTAGTAGCACAGTTCTTTGGTGATGTAACTCTTGTTGGTGGAAAGGTTGCTAAAGGTCTTAAAGCTAGTCAATTAGGTGTTGGCAAATTAAACAACGCTAATGCTGTAGCAAAAGCTGCAGAAGATATTACTAAGGCTCAGTATGGCGTAAACAATCGCTTTACTAAAGTCATTGACGATTTTACTGCAAACGACTCTATCTATGCTCTTAACCATCCAATGGTTAAATCATCATCACAGCCAGGACTATTAGCACATCTGCTTGGTGATTCTGTAGATCGTGACGAAACAGCAATGATTCTACGTTCTGCTCTAGGTGACCCTGCTGCAATGGATGAATTACGCTTACAGCGTGCATATATCACAGATGCGCTAGAGGCTGCTCGTGGTGATTTAGATACAGTTACGGAGTTTCAGTTATTTGCAGCTCCAGACGGAACCGGTATGCTTCCATTCTTAAATGAAAATCCTGCAGTTATTAAAGCAGCACAGGATAACTATTCATCATTGATTGCATCCGATAAATACTTTGCAAAGTTTATGCAACTTGGTGAAGGTGGCGGTACTCTTACACGCACAACCGGTAAAGGACTGCAAGGCGCAGAAAATTTTGTAGCCAAAGCACGTACTATTAAATTTTATGACCAAACAGTAGGCGCTTCCAAGGTAGAGGTTTATCAACCAACTCCATTCCATAGACTTTACCAAAAGGTTTCTTGGCTTGGTGGAGAACGTCCTGCTGGACTTGTAGACTTTAATGATGCAGACTCATATCGTGAGATTGTTGCAACTCTTCAACGCGTAGGTCCAAGCGACGCTATTGTAGGAACTCCAGCAAAAGTTAGACGACTAGGACTTTTGACTCAAGAACAATCAAACGGTTTACTAAATAATTACATTGCTGCTGCTACACCAGAAGCTAGATTTATTGCAACTCAGAATCTTGAAGAAACTGTAATACGATCACTTGCCGTAAAGCACGGTATTGAAGAAGAAGCAATTAACACTCTTTATAATGAATACAAAGGTGCTCGCACATCTGCATTGAAGTCAATACAAGATCGTGGCTTTATGGTAGATACAAATGGTTCGGTAATTACAGTGCAGCAACTTGAATCTCAAAGTGCAAACTTTTTACCACTAATGGACTTTGATTTAGCAGACAGAATTCTTAAGCGTAACGCTGGAACTATTAACGCTTTTCTTGGCAGAAAAAAAGACGGTATATTTAATGCTGCCGATATTGTTCAGGATCTGTTTAAGGCGGGAGCGCTGCTTCGTCTTGGTTATACTCAACGTAATGCTATAGATTCTCAGCTTCGTATTGCAGCATCTGTAGGTGCTATGGCATCACTTCGCCATCTAGGTCCAGGTGTTAAAAATATTGTTAATAACACTAATAAGAATTTATCTAGACTCGTAGATGAGTATTCGCCATTAGGACAAAAATTAGATTTTACTCAAATTCAAGCAGCAAGCAATAATATTATTCGTGAATTAGAAGAACTTAAGTCTAAGATTGGCGCAGCAGAAGCTAAATTATCTCTTGACCCAGATGATGTTGATTTAATGGGTGAGGTAAATACTCTTAAGTTACTACAAGAAGAAAAACTTGCTGTATACGATAACTACACACAGTCTCTTAGCCAGTCAAAGAAAGCTCAACCTAAAGATCGTATTGGTACAGGTTCATTCAAAGTAACAACTTCTGACGGTCAAGAGTATATTCTTGATGACGCTTTTGGTGGGCCACTAGGAGAGATGTTCCGCAGGATTGCATCTTCTGCAAACTCTTTTGAGCGTATGGTTGATAGCAATACTGATATGTATGTGACAAAACTTGCATCAAAAGGTATTCAGGCTATTCGTCCTACAGACCCAGGTTACTTTGACCAGTGGGCGCAGACGCTACGTCAACAGTTTGGTAACTCAGCAGTGGTTAAGAAACTGGCTAGAGGCGAAACCATTGATGACATTGCTAAATGGTTAAAATCATCTCCTGAAGGACGTGATTTGCGTGGTCGTTTATCTATTGCTTCAAGTGATTCTACAGAATATGTAACTACAATTAGCAACTTCTTTGACACATATCTTCCTATATCATCAAATTTACGTAACAAACTATCTGATATTACAGCAGATGATTTAAGAACAACCTTTAAGGACCCAACAGATTTACCTGTTATTCACGGACATCTCCTTGAAGAAACATTCTTTAACAAAACAGGAAATGTAGGAACAAGATTTGTTAACGCCGCATTTAAGTTATTAGCAACTCTTCCGGAAGACGCTTTAGCGCGTAATCCTTTGTATGTTTATTTCTACAGACAAGAAGCAAGACGCAGAATTGATATTGTAGCTGGACTCAAGGGAGATAGAATCTCGTTAGAAGACCAGCAAAAGATTTTGCTTATGGCTCGAAAGTCTGCTCTTCGTGAGATGAAGGGTGTGCTTTTTAATATAGAGCGCAAAACTAACTTTGCTACACTGATGAAGTATATCAACCCATTCTTTTCAGCACAGGAAAACTCATACAAGACTTGGATGAAACTTGCTGTTGCAAATCCTGCTATTGTCAATCGTGGTTATAATATATGGCAGGCACCTAACAAAATGGGTCTTGTAACAGATCAAGATGGAAACCAAGTTCCAGAAGGTAAAACTTCTGGTAGCGATATTATCTGGCTTTCATTACCAGAAGGACTGACACAAGCGTTGCCAGGATTATCATCATTAACTGAGTTTGGTATTCCTAAAGCATCGTTAGATATCATTTTTCAAGGTGGTATGGACGCTTTGTATAGTAAGGGTAATCCTAATTTGTTCAGTGATATCTTCCCAACCGGTCCATATGTAGCTGTTCCTGTTGCTGAAATTACAAAGAATCAACCCGATATTAGAGAGACTCTTAAGTTTCTGTTTCCGTACGGATATCCAAAAGATATAGCAGGTGGATTCCTGCCTACTTGGACAAAAAGATTAAGCACTCGTTTGGCAGGTCAAGATGACCCACAGTTTGCTAGGTCATATGCTTTAATTTATAACACCGAGCAGCAAAAAGCAAAAAGCCAAGGTCTTCCTCCAGTAAAGCCAGAGAAAATTCTTAGAATGGCTAAGGACTATTGGAATATGCGTACTGCAGCAGCGTTGATTATGCCATTTTCACCACGCTTTGAAACACCTTACAAATTCTACCTTGATAAATCTCGTGAGTATGATCGTATTTACGGCATAAACTCTGCTGCTAAATTCCTTCAAGACTACCCAGAATACTTTGCGTTTTCAGCAAGCCTATCAAAGAATCCTACCGGCGTGCAATCTTCGATAGCTGCTACAAAGAACATTGATAAGTATAGCGAACTTATTGGAGAAGTAGTTAAAATTGACCCTAAATTAGTTGGGTTAGTTGTAAACGACCCATCTGGCTATAAGTTTTCACAGTCTGCTTATGATTATCTGTATAAGAAGCGTGTGTCTGCAGATGCTCCAGATAGATTTCTTTCATCTCAAAGTCCAGCAGAATCACAGAGAAAGAATGATGCTGAAAAGGGATGGATTAAGTACAATCAATTTATGGATGTTATTGATAATGAGTTAATGATGCGTGGTCTTACATCTATTCAACAAAATGGTGCAGAAGATTTAAGTATTATAAAGAAAGCTCTTATCAATAAGATTGCCGTGCAAACAGATGCTGAAGGAAAACCTATCTTTAATAAAAAGACAGGCGAATATGAGCGCACTGCTTGGTATGACGACTACCTAGATTCAGATGGTTCTAAAACCAACCGTGTTATTGCAGGTCTTAGCAAGATTCTTGAAGATCCTGAGTTTTTGAAAAACAATCGCAATAATACTACTTGGAAATCTGTTGATAAGTACCTTAACTTAAGAAAAGTAATAGCGCAGGAACTTCTTTCAAGAGAATTCAAATCAATCGAAGCAAAAGCAAATATTGATATGAAAATTATGTACGATGGAATCGTAAACAAATTAAAGCAGGATGATAAACTAGGCTTTACCTATATCTACGATAGATTCTTGTCACAAGATTTAACTGTAGATAAGCAGTTAACTGCAAAGGAGATTAAGTAATGGCTTATTCAGATGGAATGAAAGCCTTTCTCAAATCACAGGGTATCACTGACGAGCAAATTGCCCAGATGGAAAAAGAAGCAGAAGCTAACAAAACTGAAAAGAAACCACCTAAGTCTGGTGTATTCACGCGTAACTATACAAGCAATAACATTCCTGCTGATAGCACCCTAAAAGATACAATAAACAAGGTATTCCAAAAGTATTATGGAAGAGATGCTTCACAGACAGAACTTACAACTTATGTACCTCAGCTTCAAGCTAGGTATAAATCAAAGTCTGGTGCTTCAAAGAGCGTAGTTAAAGAAACCTACAAAAATGGTATATTAACAGATACTCAGTATCTTACTGCAGACAATGAAGATCCATCAATATTTCTTGAAAATACAATTAAGGCACAACTTGCAGCAGGTGTTCAGGAATTAAACGAACTTGATATTCCAGAAGGACCTTCCGGTAAGTACTTTGTGGAAATAAAAAATCTTGCCTTCAATAATGGGATTAAACTAGCCGATGATGACGCAACAACCTATGCAAATAATATTGTTGCTGGTCAACTTGATGAAAATACTGTCTATAACACAATTCGTGAAAGTGCAGCCTCAGCATTCCCATCCCTTGCAGATAAGATTAAAGCAGGTATTGATTTGAAGACACTTGCTAGTCCTTATATTCAATCAATGAGTGATATCCTTGAGATTCCAAATACTGCTATTGACTTGTTCGACCCACAGATTCGTAGTGCTATGGCCTTTACATTGCCAGATGGAAAAGTTGGAACTAAGTCTATCTATAACTTTGAAAAAGAACTACGCAAAGATGATCGTTGGCAGTATACAAACAAGGCACGTGAACAGGCGGCATCTGTGGCAACTACAGTCCTTCGAGACTTTGGATTTATGGGGTAAATGATGGCTAAGAAACCTATAGGAAAACCTGAAGTAATTGCTCCAGTTAAATCTGGACAGACACTTATACAAAATTATGCAGGATATGGAGCAACACCAACTCCTGTTCCAGTAGCCCCTCCGGTTACTAGAACTACTGCTGCCCAAGATGCAGCAGAGTTAGTTGACCTTAAAAAACAAATAGCAGAAATTGCTAAACAGACAGGTCAAAAAGTAAACAAATCTACTGGTGAAATTATTATTGACGAAGGTGCTATTGCTAATAAGTTTACAAAAAAATCTACATCAAAAAGTACAGAAGAGTTAATTAAACAGTACACATCCGATGTTCTCAATAAAATGAGCCAAGAAGAAAAAACTGCTGAGCGCCTTAGCGCTTACAATATTCTTCGTATGGAATTTGAACAATACGGACTTAGTAGTTTAGTAACCGATATTAAAGACTTGCTTATTAACGATACTCCAACTTCAGAGTTTGGCTTACGCCTTCGTGGAACAAAAGCATATCAAGATCGCTTTAAGGCAAACGAAGCACGCATTGCTGCAGGTCTTTCGGCTCTTAGCCCAGCAGAATATGTTGGCCTTGAAGATCAGTATCAAAACATTATGCGTAACTATGGATTGCCAGCATCTTATTACACCAAGGACACTACAGGCAAGCAGGCAGGATTTGAGAAGTTTATTGCTGGAGATGTATCTGCTACAGAGTTAGAAGATAGAATCTCTACAGCACAGAAGCGTGTTATTAACGCCAACCCAGAGGTAAGTAGAGCGCTTAAGCAGTTCTATCCTGATATCACTAATGGCGATATCTTGGCCTATACACTCGATCCAACACAGGGACTTGAAGGCATTAAGCGTAAGGTAACTGCTGCCGAAATTGGTGGAGCTGCTATTCAATCTGGACTTACAACAGGAATGTCACGTGCAGAACAACTTGCTGGCTATGGCGTAGATAAAGCACAAGCAACACAAGGCTACAGCGCTATTGGTAGCGGATTACAGCGCGGTTCACAACTTGCTTCAATCTATGGTCAAGATCCTTATACACAGGCAACAGCAGAAGAAGAAGTATTCAAACTTTCAGGACAAACTGAAGCAGAAAGACAACGCAAGAAGATTACCGGACTTGAGAAGGCTGCCTTTGGTGGTCAGACCGGAATCACTAGCGGAGCACTAGCAAGAGACCGCGCAGGCGGATACTAAACAGACCTACCACTAGAACGACTGGCCTAGTGGAGCGATAACAATACCAGGAGTTAGAGCCATACCGAATCCCCATTCGAGTATGAGGCTAGCGCAATCAACTAATGATAGGGAGATGGACTATGTCCAATTACGAGTACGAGGATGACGACGACGATATCACAACAGAATCGCCGCAGTCTAATGACCTTGTAAAGCAACTACGCAAGGCTTCAAAGCAAAAGGATAAAGAACTACAAGAGCTTCGTGCTCAGTTCGATAACCTAAGCAAGGGCCAACGCGAACGAG